GTTACCTAACTCAACTGCAGTAAATGCTAGAGTAAGATTAACTTGCATTAAGGATGATGGTACTAACTCAACTTACAAAGCTGAGACTTTATCAACTCCTATTGCAACAATAGCGTAATAATTAATTAGTGTGGGGCTTCGGCCCCACATTTTAATTTTAAGGAGAAAAAATATGGCAACATCAGACCAACAGTTTTCATGTAGAACTTCTGACGGAAGATTTGGTAGAGCAACAGACGCTTCAGGTTCTTTTATTGGACCAGCTAGAATAACTTATATTCAAGCTGAAGGAGTAGCTAACAGCAATGTCAAACTTTATGATGGAACAAGTGACTCTGGAACTTTAGTATTTGAAGCTAATTGCGGAACTGAAGGACTAGACATATATGTTCCTGGCAGTGGTATCAGATGTAGAACTGGAATATATTTAGATTTAACTAATACGACATCGGTAACTATTGGTTATACTGGCTAGGAGGTTAAATGGCTAACACTACCTCTGGAACAACAACGTTTGATAAAACTTTTGCTATTGATGAAATAGTAGAAGACGCTTTCGAACGAATTGGATTACAAAACGTAGCTGGATATCAACTTAAATCTGCAAGAAGATCTCTCAACATATTATTTCAAGAGTGGGGTAATAGAGGTATTCATTATTGGGAAATAGATGAATTAGATTTAGATTTAGTTGAAGGTAAAGCAGAGTATGATTTTTTTAGATCAAGTGATGATGGCACAAGTGCTACTTCAACACCAAATGGTGTATATGGAATATCCGATGTCCTTGAAGCACAACTAAGATCTAATAGAACTCAAACAACACAATCAGATAGCCCTATGACAAAAGTAGATAGATCTACTTACGCAGGGTTTTCTAACAAATTATCTAAAGGCACACCTAATCAATATTGGGTAGAAAGATTTATTGATAAAGTTAGAATTCATGTTTATCCAACACCAGACTCTACAAATGCATCTAAAGATATGCATTTTTATTATATTAAAAGAATTCAAGATGTGGGTGATTATACAAATGCAACAGACGTACCATTTAGATTTGTTCCTTGTATGACAGCTGGTTTGGCTTTTTACTTATCACAAAAATATCAACCACAAATGACACAACAAATGAAATTATATTATGAAGATGAATTAGCTAGAGCATTAGCAGAAGATGGTTCAGCTTCTAGCACATATATTACACCTAAAGCTTATTACCCGGGAGCATAATGCCAAAGTACGCAACAGGAAAACATGCAAAAGCCATATCTGATAGATCAGGTGTTGAGTTTCCATATAGAGAAATGGTTAGAGAATGGAATGGTTCTTTTGTTCATGTATCAGAATTTGAACCAAAACAACCACAATTAGAACCAAAACCAATGTCTGCAGATGCTATTTCTTTAAGAAATGTTAGACCAGCAAGAACAGAACCTTCTGTTTTAATATCATTAAGAGATAATCCTTTTGAAACATTTAAGGCAGGTTCTGGTATAATTAATATATTTGCACCGGGACACGGTTTAACAAATGGATCAACATATAGATTTAGAGGATCTGTTAAAGTTTCTCCGGGAACAGGAACTGCTTATAACCCAAATACAGGAGCATCTGGTAATCCTGTGTCAGGTTTTTCAAGTATATTAAACTTTGATGGCATATCCGGATCTAATGTTGAAAGAGCCGCGGGTTATACAATTACAACAGGGCTTTATAAAACAATTGGTGGAGTTGACCAAAGAGTTACAACAGACTATTCATTAACTAATTTTTTTCATTTTACTGTTGCAACAAATACTGCTACAGTAGGAGAAACTAGAGGAGGAGGAGTTGGCTGTTCCGTAGGACCAGTTACAATAGAATCATGATAACACATATTATAAATTGGATAAAAGCGTGGGTAGGTATTAAAGAAGAACAGATGGATCCGCATGAAGAACTTTATACAAAAGAAGCGGAATCAGATGTTCCTGTATATAAAAATGAGGATGCTGTTAAACCAGAACATTGTTCTGGTCATAAACGATTTAGAAAAAGCTGTCCTCGTTGTCAGGAGATAATAGCATAATGGCTGGATTAAGTGCGTCAGGATTAAAGACACAAATTAAAAGTTATACCGAAACAGATTCAAATGTTTTAACAGATGCTGTTTTAGAAAATATAATTTTAAACGCACAATATAGAATTTTTAGAGATATACCAATTGATGCAGATAGAAAACAACAACTTGGTAATTTTGTTGCTGGACAAGAATCTATTAACTGTCCTGCAGGAGCTGTATTCATCAGAGGTATACAAGTTTATGACACAGCAGGATCAGAAATTACGGGAGCTAATAGATGGTTAGAAAAAAAAGATGTAACATATCTTCAAGAGTATCAAGATGTAACAGGCACATCAGCAGCTCAAGGTCAACCTAAATATTATGCTATGTTTGGTGGTGCTACAGGAGAGTCCGACACTACATCAGGTAGAATATTTGTAGCCCCGGTTCCAAACACAACTTATAGATTTAGAGTGCATTTTAATAAAATGCCAGCTCTTTTAGAGAATGATGATACCAATTATATTAGTCTTAACTTTCCAAATGGGCTATTATATTGCTGTTTGTCAGAAGCATACGGATATTTAAAAGGTCCAATAGATATGTTGACTTTATACGAAAATAAATATAAACAAGAAGTACAGAAGTTTGCTAATGAGCAAGTTGGCAGAAGACGAAGAGACGACTACACTGATGGCGCTGTTCGTATACCAATAAGATCAGCAAACCCGTAGGAGATAAAATATGGCAATTACATCGGCAATATGTTCAAGTTTCAAACAAGAACTTTTACAAGGTAAACATAGTTTTGAATCTTCAGGTGGACACACTTTTAAGATTGCGCTATTTGATAGTGATGCAACTTTAGGTGCTTCTACAACAGACTATTCAACATCAGAAGAAATTACAAACACATCTGGAACAGCGTATACAGCTGGGGGTGCAACTCTAACAAACACGGGAGTTGGTTTAACTTCTACGACTGCATTTACAGATTTTTCTGATGTAACTTACACATCAGCTTCTTTCACTGCAAATGGTGCATTAATTTATAACACAACAACAAATGGTGGCTCGTCTACTACTGATGCTGTTTGTGCAATTGCATTCGGTGGAGACAAAACAGCAAGTAACGGAACTTTTAAAATAGAATTTCCTACAAACGACGCTACAGCAGCAATCATTAGACTAGCATAGGAGGCCGACCATGTCGGTATCTTCAGGATGGGGCCGGTTAACCTGGGGTCAGGCTAATTGGAATGAAGCCACAACTTTAAAAACAGGTTGGGGTGCACAAGCTTGGAATGATGGTGAGTGGGGTGAACTTAAAGACGCAACAGTATTTCCAACTGGTTTATCTATTACATCTAGTATTGGTTCAGTTGATATACCTGATCAAATAATTACACCTTCAAGTTTTGAAATTACAACTTCACAAGGTGAAGCTTTTGTTCCTGTTTCAATAGATACATCCTTATCGACCACAGCTAGTATTGGCTCAGTGTCCGTGGTTGACATGCAAGTAGGATTGACTGGTTTGTCATCAACATTTGCTATTGGATCTGTGACCGTTAATGACATGACCATTGGTCTAACAGGTCAAGAATTTACTGCTAGTCAAGGAACTGCAAAAGCACCAAACGAAACAGCAATTCTTTCTGGTGTGTCTTTTACAGCATCACAAGGAACTGCAACAGCAAGTTCTACAACAGAGGCTGATTTAACAGGGATATCATTTAGTGCTAGTATTGGAAGTGTTGTAATACCAAATGATGTAGTTCAATTATCAGGGGTATCGGCAGAATTTACTCAAGGAACTATTGTAGGATTAGGAAGTGCTGTTGCTTCACCGTCTAGTTTAACACTAAATGCTAGTGTTGGAACATTAGATCCTAATGATATGACTTTAGGATTAACAGGTGTATCATTTAGCGCTAGTATTGGGTCTGTTTCTGTAAATGATATGACCGTTGGATTAGATGGTTTATCAGCAACATTTAACGTTGGAGCTGTTGACATCTTTGCATATGGTGATGTTGACACTGGCTCAAATACGTCATATAGTAATGTTTCAACTGGATCGAATGATACGTATTCTGATGTTGCAACTGGATCAAATACAAGTTATAGTGACGCTGCATAGGAGATAATTTATGGCATCTACATACACCCCACTGGGTATAGAAAAACAAGCAACCGGTGAAAATGCTGGAACTTGGGGTACGAAGACAAATACAAATTTAGAAATTATTGAACAAATATCTGGTGGTTATACTGCCGTAAACTTTGCTAGTGATGCAAATAAAGCTTTATCTGTTTCTGATGGTTCAACTGGTGCTGAGTTAGCACACAGAGTTTTAGAATTTACTTCATCAGGATCATTAACTGCTACAAGAGATTGCACTATTCCACTAGATGTACAAAACTTTTATTTTTTAAAAAATTCAACAACAGGAAGTCAATCTATAAGATTTAAATATGTATCTGGAACAGATACTGGTGTTACTGTTGCTAATGGTAAAACTGTTATTGCATACGCAAAAGCAAACGACAGCACTAACCCAGGAATAGATTCTATATCATTAGCTAGTGATTTAGTTGATGACACTACACCACAATTAGGTGGTAACTTAGATACTAATTCTTTCATGATAGACTTCGATGATGCTCACGGTATCAGAGATGAAAATGGAAATGAACAATTAATTTTTGAAACAACTAGTTCTGCAGTAAACCATATTGATATTACAAATGCTGCAACAGGAGCAGGTGCACAAATTGGTGCAGTCGGAGGTGATTCAAATCTTAATTTACGTTTAAGACCAAAAGGAACTGGTGTAATTGAAGCAATGGGTGCTGACAACCCAGGTTCAATTCAACTTAACTGTGAAAATAACTCCCACGGGATTAAACTTACTTCACCCCCACATAGCGCTTCTCAGTCGTATGAACTTAAATTTCCCACTGGAAACGTAACAGCAGATAGATTTTTAAAAGTAGCAAGCATTACAGGATCTGGTACATCAGCAGTCGGTCAATTATCTTTTGCTGAAGTATCGGGCGGAACCTCTTGGCAAGCAGTAAAAACAAGTACGTTTACAGCAGCAGCTGGTGAAGGTTATTTTGTAAACACAACTGGTAGTGCATTTACAATGAATTTACCTGCAGGAAGCATAGGTGACGAAGTTGTATTTATTGATTATGCAGGAACTTTTGATTCAAACACTTTTACAATCTCAGCAAATGGTTCAGAAAAAATTCACGGATCAACTGACGATTTAACAGTTTCAACAGAAAGAGCAGGAAATACCTTAGTCTATACAGATTCTACACAGGGCTGGCTGTTGAAGAATAATTAAGGAGATTAGGTAATGACAACCTATAAAGAAATAGTCGGACAAAAAATTAGAAAAATTTCGTCTAACCCTAGTGAGGCTCAGACAGGACAGATGTGGTATAATACTACTGTATCTGGACTTAAAGCTTTACAAATTAGTGAAGCATGGTCAAGTACTGCACCTTTATCAGTAGTTAGAGATAAACCAGGAGCAGCTGGAACACAAACTGCTAGTTTAGCAATTGGTGGAGAAACTGCATTAACTTCTGTAGATGAATATAATGGAACTGGTTGGCAATCAGCCCCTGCTATAAACACAGGAAGACATGGAGTGGGGTCTGGTGGAACAACATCTGCTGCTTGGAAAGCAGGAGGAAGTCCACCTGAAACTACAACTGCAACT